AGATTTTGCTCACCAGTAGTACCTTGTGTAAAATATGGATTAAGCATAATCTTACCCTATCATATCTAAAGGTGGTAATTCATAAGTATTAGACATCTGCTCCTTTATCTTATCCAACTCTCTTTCTGCATCATCATAAATCTGTCTGCCATTCAGTTCAATTCCACCTGGAAGTTTAACCCCTTGGAACTTAATTAAGTTTTGACCCCACTGTCTTTTTATTAAAGCAGTAAGATATCTTTTTAAAAATGAATCATTATAAACTCTTGCAAAATCATTTGGATCTAAAAGTCTCCAACAATCAAGTATAATATATTCGTCTTTTTGTACATTACCCCAATCAATATCCAAATACAATCTATCTTGTCTCTGATTAAATCGTATTTGTTTCTCTGTATTTAATAGAAAATCAATGTCCGAAAGATATGTTTTTGTCATTGCATATGACAACATTTCTAATGAATTGAAAAAATATAAGTCATTTAAAAATAACTGATACTTTAGACTAAACATTCCCCCAGATATTGTACTGTTATCAAATCTAAAAACTTTATTGATACCAATTACTGCTGGCGGAACTTGAATATAATTACTATTTTCTTCGTATGAAAATGTTACACTAGCTCCATCAATATTAGAACTTGCGGTTGTAGTCACAATTCCTTCAGTGCTACTACCACCTCTCGCTCTACCTCTATCTATATCATCTTGTGTTACTTTATACTTTAAGTATGTTTGAACTACACCATCAAAGTGTCTCTCATGAAATAACTGCAGGGCATCATCAACTAGATCATCTATTTGCTCATCGGCAACGTTGATTTCTAGTACTGGTGCTCCCAGTTGTCTTTTGCAATAGTTAATTAAATCTGCTCTACTTGCTGGTTGCGCCATTTATTCCACAAGTTTCCTAAGTGTATTTAGGGTGCTGCTGATACTGGATTATAAACATATATATTGCCATTAACAAGAGAATAATAAGTTCCTCCTGCGGCAACAATTACATCATATACATATCTACCTTCGGTTAAACTTCTGGTAGATGTAGAATTAAGTGAAAGTTTTATTTTACCATCATAAGCACTAGTGAACCCAACGGTAAAGGATGCGGTAATTCCAAGTGTTGCTCCAACAGCAACGCTTTTAGACATTGCTGCTGATCCTGTGTATCCAGTAAGATCAAATGCCGAGTTTGACGTTGTATAAACGTTTAGATTTGCATTAAAATCTGAACCACCTTGAATAGTTAGATTTGCTCCATATGGTACACCAGAGTCGGGGTCAAAAGTAATATTTTTAGATGGCATCTGGAAGTCCTATTACTGACATTGTTTCTTGCTGTTTGTAATAAAGTTTTGCAAAAGACTTTGCAATATTTTTTAACATATCGCGATCATTACAATTATCTATATCAGTTGCAATCTGTTGATATGCAAAACTTTTAGATAAATTTTTCAATTCAATTTGATCGGGATCCATTTAGTAACTCCTTTAGTAAAGATTTAATCTCGTCAAGTTCACCTTTTACATTAGCAAGGTCTTGCTCTATTGTATGTACTTTTTGATTCTTTTCATTCTTAACACTTTTAGTGGAAAGATACTGAGAATAATCTAAACCATTTACATTAACAATTGCATTGGTTTCAGGATCTCTTGCGAGATCCTTATTTCCGTCCAGTTCGTAGAAATCCATATTATGCTAAAGCTATTACCCTCAATTCCTTAATTCTAGGAACATAACACTGATTATTGGATGTTAGATTTAGTTTTACTCTGTAAGTTTTAAACGAGGGTAAATTATCGATAGAGAATGTATATTCTCTATAATCCACAAGAGCAGAATCATGAGCCAGAGTATTAGACTTAACTATGAATACATCTGGTTGACCGTTATTATTTTGTGGAGCAATTACCTGACCTCTAGTATTAAGGTTAGAATAACCTGGGAATGGTGAGAAGGTTGGTTCAAATCCAGGTTCGTTTGCTACAGAGTAGAATGCTCTAATGTCTGCATCAATATTGATATGAGCAGAAAGTATAATCTTGATAGAAGATGCTGAATTTTCTAATACAATTTCCTTAGAAATATATTGACATGCTGTGGGATCTTCTTCAATACTATCTACTCTAGAATCAGTTGCATAGTTTGTAACAACATTATTTACTCTGTTTGATGTAAGTACAGCACTTACTCTCTGAGTATCAATGACCGGGGTAAGTCTTGTATCAACAGTGTTCAAGAACATTCTCATGTTCATTGATTTAGACCCAGGAACTGTAGTTAAGTTTGCATCTTCATTAATTTTAGATGCAATCATTCTTGGAGAATCAAAATAATTCTTCTGATTGATAATGATATCACTAAATCCTGCATTTAAGAAAGGAACTTCTGTTCCACTGAAACTCGCAGATGTAGTAGTTCTTAGTTCAGCATTAATAGATGTTCCAGGAACTGTCATATTATGTACATTAGGAGTAATCAGTTCAAATGGCATATTTTGAGTTGCTCTAACCTTTGTACCACCTGTGGATTTAGAGCGATTGAGGAATAACTGAGGGAATCCAACATCAGTATTTCTAGCAGTTCCAGTGTTTGCACTCATGTCGAGTTTAATTTTATAAGAATCGAATGTGAATGGATCAGATTCCGTTACATCTGCTAGAGAATGCGTCTTGTTAATTCTGTCAAGACTTACACCAGACAATTCATATTTAAATACAGGAGTTCCTGCTGGATACGATTTTGGATTACGACCTCTTACAATATTTCCACCAATAGTATTTCCAGTTACATTAGTGTATGTGATTATTTCATCACCAATAAGAAGTAAACCTGAGTTAGTTGTTCCAACTCCGACATTCTCAAATGTAGCAAATGTTGCACCAAGTCCAACCGTGAGACCTGATGTAGAGTCTGATGGATACGCTACAGAGAGCGTTGTTGGTTTGATGTCAGGTTTTACTCCAGAAAGTCTAACATCATTTTCAGTGAAATACATTCCATGATTTTGATGACTAATATTCATGTGCAGACCATCGTTAATAGTAACAATAGATGCAATTTGAACATCTCCTCCTGGAGCACCTGGAAGATCGTTATTTAATGTCTTGGCAACTCCAACACTGTCGAAGTAGTTCATTGATTTGCCACCACCAACAACAAAATTACCTTGAACATTATCAAGAATAAGTTCGTTTGTAACTCCTATTCCAGTTATAGTGAGTTTGGCATCTCTACCGATAGTGGCAATGCCGATAGTAGAAATTCCAAGGACATCTCCAACTACATAACCAGAACCTCCAGCAGTAATGGTTGCTCCAGAAGCAACGATACCACCATTAAGGACACTAATTTCTGCAGTTGCACCTCTACCACTACCCGTCAGTGTGATGAGGTTCACCCCAGCGAACGTATGAGAACCATCAGCAGGCGTATAACCTATACCAGGGTTAGATACGCTAAGAGTCCCTGTCACGGATCCAGCAGTGCCTACAAGGTCTCCTGTAGCGTTGGTTCCATCTTGGAAGAATGTATTTCCAATTTGATATCCAGAGTCTCCAACAGTTGTTCCCAGACCAACTCTGATTTTTTTAGATGCGATTGAAATAGGATCGGGAAGTAACTTGGCAATCTGAGCATTTCCTTGCGTGAGTTCTGGACTGTAGAACTCAACACTTCCACTTTCTATGAAATCTGCTCTATACAAAGTAAATTTAAGATCTTCCCACTGACTTGGTTCCCAAGTGGTATTGTTTTGAGATTTGAATAGTGAACCAAGATATGGTTGGTTAGAGATAAACGTGTCAGTTAATAAATCATTTTCACCAATTCTAGAAATATATACAGTATACTTAGTAGAGTTGGATGCTAAACATATCGCATATTCTTTACCACCTTCAACATAAACAGGTGATTTAAATTGAACGTTTGTAGCAATAGATCCGTCAGAGGAAGTTTCAATATCAGATGGGTCTAAAACAATCTCAGAACCAGGAAGAATTTTAGTAGTTGGGAGACCATTATCCATAGATCTCAGTTGGAAGACAACTGGGACATCCAAATCATCAACTGTTCTGAAGAACACATCACAACTGGTTAAGAAGCAACCAGTTTCGTCTTCAACTAAGAAAGATTGTGCAAGTGGGTCATACCAAGTAATGATTGTTTGAGTTCTTTGTTGCGTACTGACTACATTAGAGTTAACTACTTCTGTACCAAGAGTTTGCTCCACGTTTCTATCTTGGAATTCTCTTCTTTGTTCTATCCTTGCGTTTCTAATAGAAAGGATATTTTCTTGAACCGTTTCTAAAGTACCAGTAGAAGTAAATGCTTCTTCTGCAATAGTAGATGCTAAATCCTGATTGTTATCAATATCATTTACTAGAGTAAATGTTTTTGTTCCTGTTTCAAATTTAGGGAAGTTGACATTATTTGGATCAGGAATGAAAAGGCTACCAATAATAGTAGATGACAAATCAGCAATGAGTCTTACATCATCTAAGGTGGCTTGTGCTCCACTTGTTTCTCCAACAAACGTCATTCCTGTCTGAACATGCCCAAAATAACTACCTTGGGGTTGTTCCGAAAGAGAAAGAGTGTCAACATTTAAAATTGTTGATGTTGATGAATATGAATTTGCAAGTGGGCGATTAGTATAAGGATTTTCCCGGAAAGTTTTTGTTGGACTATCGTAAGCACCCTCTCTATGATTTGACTGAGCAACTCTAAAGGTAATTCTAGGAGAAGTCTCATTAGATTCTTCAGAAAGACCTGTTCTTACAATTGCCCCAGTTACAGTTTCTCCAACTTGGAATGTTCCACTATTCATGGAAATTTCAAGTAGTTTGGGTACACAATACCTGGTAACATCTACCCCATCAAAGAATGCATACAATCTTGTAAGGGGTTTCATTTTTTTAGAAACAAATTCAATGTTTCTAGATCTCATATTTGCAATCAAATCTCTACTGATAGTTCTGTCTCCTAGAGAATTGGTATCAAATTGTTCAGTGACAATAGTTCTAATTCCATCTCTAGATTGAACACCACTTTGAACTCTACTTACAAGAGTTTCTTCAATAACCTGATCAGTTACAGTTCTGGTGCTTCTACTAATTCTAGCTCTACCACCAGGTCCTTGACGATGAATGGTGTTTGGTCCATTATTAATAACTCTTCTCCTAGTGGAAGTTTCATCTGTAATGCCACCCCAGTTAGTTTCCCAAGAATCCCAAAGAATTGGACCAAACCCAGTTTGAGGGTCAATTTCCCCATTTGCTACAAGTGCATTAAAAGTTTCATTATAGTCACCTTCTTGCATGATAGTTTTTGCTTCTAAACGAGTTGTATCCACCCAACTATCAGTTGATGGAGTTAACTCCATGGTTCCATTCCAGAAACTAATAAGGAATGGAGTAACACTTTCAGTTCTAGTTGCAAATGCTTGAGTAATATATTCAACTTCAGCATAATCAAGAGTTAGGACATCATCTCCTTTTCTTACATTATTACCCTCAATAGCAGCAACACTAGAATCTGCATTAGGGTCTCTGTCAACAACAGGACCAAGAATCATGTCAACCGAATTGGTATAATGTTTTGGTCTAAGTTCGTTATACTTTATATCAATAGAATTCTTAATATCAAAACTATCATCTTGAGTTTGGAATCCAGAGAAATTATCTACGAAGAATCCTGATTTAAATCTGTTTAAACCTTCTGAATCAGAAACAAATAAGTTTGCAGTTTCTTTCTCTAATAAAGAAAGAGTAGTATAATATTCAAGACTTCTAATTCTATCTTCAAGTCTTTTGATATCCTGCATACGATATCTCTTATGCTGGTTAAATGCTAGTTTTGCGTCACTAACATTAAAGAGATATGGCGGCAATTCTATAGTACAAATTTCAATTGCATCATCAATAGGATTTGGGTTTACCGGATCATCAGAAGGAGTTCCATAAACAACCTGAAATCTTCCATCTTTAGAGAGGAAAACTCTATCAATTCTTCCTTGATAGTAATCAACATCAGCAGTAATAGCTTCGTCAGACGCTAAAATATGCTGAACTGATTGTCCTGCCCCATTAAAAACTCTCCCTGCAAACTCTAATGGAGATCTAACATTTTCGGCAACACTATATTCGGAAACTCTTGGTCTCAAATCAATAATATCACTGGTTCTATATCCATTAACTGTTTTGATTTCTTCAGAATAATCAAAGTTTCTATAAGAATCTACAGTTACAATATCACCATTATCAGTTGTATCAAAATACGCAGAGGTAAAGTAAACCTTTAACTGGTTTACTGGTGCGCTGCTCTTTAGTTTTCTTTTTATAGATCCATAAGAATAAAGAGTTTCTTCTTGACCAGTTCTGAATGTGTAGTTTGAAGAAATATTGAAACTAGGTGTGGTTAAAACAGAAACTCTAGCATTAATATTAGACTCATCAAATTCAATAGTTTCGCCTTCAATGAGCACAGATTCATTTTTATAGATAAGAGAAATTGTAGATGCATCTACAATTTCAGCAACTATTGCTACAGCACCACTAGTTTGACCAACTATTCTTTCTCCGATTAACATATCGGATGTGGTCGTAGAAGGACTAATAATATTAAGAAGGGATACCTTAGGAGCAGAAGCGACACTTGTATCTGCAGATTCAAAGATTCCTTGAATTGAGATAATGTCTGGAGAATTTAACGAAATTAATTGGTCTTCAACTCTAGTTCCATATGGATAGTTTCCGTAAGTAAGACCATTATTAAGTGTAGTGGTTCCAATTCCAGATCCCTGAAGTCTAGATTTATCAACAATGATAGATTTTACTCTATTTTTAATTTTTACTTTAGACTTTGGATTTGTCTTTCTTAGAGTGGCAATCAGGGTTGCTCCACTATTATCAGTTCCAAGATTTCTAATCTGCAAAGATTTTCCATCTGACGATAGTTCAAATCTATCTGAACTAAGTTGTTCAGTTTTTCCATCGGATCTGATAAGAACATATCTCTCATCATCAAAAGGAAGGAAAGTTTCATTAGTTCCTGCTTCAGCCGCAACAGAGAGTTGTTCAGATGCAATATCAACACTAATAGTTTTTCTAATAGTAACAACAGATTCAGCAATATCTACTGCTGCTACGTTTGCTTTTGGTAAAAGGGTGTATAAAGTATTATCAGAAGATTTGGAAAGTTCTGTATTGAGAACTTGTAGATCAGTAACATTTAAGGTAGTTGCAGGTAAGAATCCACTTGCAATTCCAGAAACAGTAGCAACACCTTCAATACTAACAGTTGCAGTGCCAACACCAGTAACTCTGGCAATAATTGGGTCTTCAGTTAGTCCTGGAGTAGTATCAGTATACCTAACTAAATCATTTTCTTTGATAACTGTTCCGGGAAACAGTTGATTTGGAGCAGTAATCGTGCTAACTCCACCAGACTTGGGACTAATGGTAGCAATACCAACTGTAAACTTATTGGATTGGAGTACATTTGCACTAAAAGTATTAATTCCAGTGATTCCATCAGCAAGATCTAAAGTGTTTGAAGAACCATATACAGATTTTACGTTAGAAATTTTATTTTCAGTAACTGCAATAGCAATTCTTCCATCTTCAAGTCCATTAAAAGATAGTCTTTCATTAGCAACAAAAGTTCCCTTACTATCATATACAGTAACAGCAGTTCCTGCACTTACAGGGTGTCTTAAAAAACCAGTAGCACCACTAGAATTTCCTTTTACAAAAGTGGGGACAGTTAGAGTGTGTGACTGATTTAAAGCAATTTCAGTTGTTGTCTGTACATCATACAGTGACAAATCCCATTGATTTGTATTTGCATTAGATATACTGTAAGATCCAGATTCAAGTCTAAAGTCATATACTCTTGCAAGACCAATTTCTTTTCCTGGAGCACTTTCAGAGTTAACTCCAACTCTTTGATCTCGTAAACTTACAACGAAAGTATTACCAACTCCGACTGTAGGTGCTCTATAAACACTATTAATTTTGAAAGTTGCACCTGTATTATAAATGAAATTTTGATTTTCTAAAGTTTTTGTAGTTCTTGGTTTATCTACATCAATATATGTTGTATTAAGAGTTTCAATTTCATACCCTTTTACATATGCTTTTCCAGGGGAGAGTTTGTAAAGAGCAAGATTATCAGTAGGAGTTACTCCTCCGGGAGTAAATTGACCTGCATTAAATATTCCATTGTTTCCAACTTGATTGTTTAGTGCCTCTGCAACAGAAACATCAAATGGTTTTACATAATAATGTCCAGACTCATCGAAAGTTCTTCTTGCTAGAATATCAGTCCAGTCTTTGTTGAGATATCCACCTGCCTGATTTGTCTGTAAAGAGGCAGTTTGGATAACTCCATTAATTACAGTTGCAAGTAGAATAAAATTATCATCACTAAAGTCATCTAAAGGTTTTTTGAATAAACTTACACTAACTCTAAGTCTGTCTGCACCAGGAGCAGCATAGTTATTAAATCCTTGAGAATTATCATTAAGTGATTCATCTAAATCTGCAGTAACGATTTCCTCATCAACGAAAAAACCAATCCTATAACTTGGAGTATTGCTATATTGATCAAGAACTAAAGTTTCTCTATTAACATTAACAAAACTACCCCTAATAAAGTAAACACCATTCTCTACAGAAAAAGCGGATCCAGTTGCAGCAGCATTAGATGCTATAGTGCTCGCAAAAGCAGATCCAACAGGAATAGTCGTATTACCAAGCAATCCAGAAATAATAACTTCATTACAAGTTAATGTTTCTGCATCAAAAAATGTTTGAGTTTGATTGTTTGTTGTACTAGAACCCAAATAATTAATATAAAGGGTTATATTTCCATTCTCAGAATCTTCAGGTAATATAATACTATCAACAACAGCGGTTACACCAGATCTAACTCCAGTGATTTTTGTTCCAACTAACTGGTCTACATATGCAGATACAGGAACCCCTTGGAAATTATTATCCAATTGAATTGCATAATATAATCTAGTATATGCAGTGTTTCCAGGAATTACTTTAGCACCTTCCTTAAAAAAGTGCTGTCCAAATTTTTCAATTTGATTTTGCAGTATAGACTGAAGAGTTGTTAACTCTCTTGCCTGAACAGGATATCCAGGTTTGAATAATACCTTGTGGTAATCGTTAGCGGGATCAAAATCGTCAAAATATGGCGCTACGTTGAGATTCGTTTGTTGAGGCATAATTCTTTAGAACTGCAAAATAACTTTTATGTCTTCTTTTTGGTTTGACGATCTTGTTATAGATGGTCTGTTGTCAACGTAAATAATATTCCCAGAGTGTTTTTTAACCTCAGGGTTGGCAACACCGCTCGTAAAACTCTGACCAAGATAGTAAGTACGATTATTTATTACCGTAGATATACCAGTAAAGTTTTCATCTATATTTAAATTTGAACCAGTAGATGGAGTGATAGATACACTTCCACCTGTTCCGGGAGTTGATGTAAATTCTGTTAAATCAAATCCATATGTGGGTTGAGTTTGTGCTGTTCCAACCGTATTAAATCCTGCAACACTTCTATCCTGCCAAAATTTAAGAACCCCAGTAGTCTGGTCGTAACTAACAACTCTTCCTACAGCAGTTGATCCTGTGGATACTGTTTGGGTAAAATATGCATCTGCTGTAAAGGTTGCAGTGCTGTATCCAGTTCCTACCAGTTTAAGCGCACTTACAGCAGATGCCTTACTCAATTCCAATTTTGAGGATGAACCAAACTGATCTGGATTTTCTACAACTCCAATTCTAGATATTTGATTTCCAGTAATAAAATCTGGATTTTCATTATCATTTTCAATTCTAGAATAGAGAAGAACATTGTATGCTCCCAATTCTCTGTAAATATCTGCACCATGTCCTCCTTGTGGAGGAATGATTACATCAAAGGTTGGTCTAGTGGTTCCTGTAGGAACTCCACCAGCAACCAAATCAATATTTCCATAAGTGTACCCAGAACCCTGATTAGAAACAATTACTTGCCCTACTTGTTGATTACCATTGATTACAATAGTACATTCTGCTCCAGTTCCATCTCCTCTAATAGGAACTCCTGTATAAGTTGCATTTGCTGTTCCTAAACCAACTCCACGATTGGTAATAGTTGCAATTTTGATGCTACCATCAATCGAGTTATCTCTAACTGCTGCATTAGTAGTTGCAGTTCCCCAATTTGCCGGAACGGGCATATATTGGGTAGACTCAAATTTTACTACCTGACTAGGTTTAATAGTATACAAATACTTCCAAATATATCCATCTCCACTAGTTCCTGCACTTCTTGGTTCCAAATCAGTGAAAGTTGGTTCATCCAAAGATGCCTTTCCTGTAGGATTGTCTGGGTCTATTCCATTGTGTAGACAAATGTAGACTCTAAAATCACTATTCATTACAAAATAATTTGCAAGATATAATGAAGTTGACCCAGAAATCTTTGCCGTATTAGTTCTACTATAGTCATGACGATACATGTCATAAGCAGTACCAGAATTCCATGTTCTTTTTGGAACCACTTGATTTGCATCAGAACTTTCGATTTTCTTGAGAGCAATCATTGTATCCCAATAATCGTTCTCTTGATCGAAATTATCTTTAGGTGCAGGAGGATCATTATCCCAATCACTTTGATAATCTGTAGGATTAGGTAGACCAACAAAAGAATAATAAGAGTTGCTGGAATTATTCACTCCAGCAATAAAATTCTTTGCGTTTAATATCCTAATCTGATCCGTTATAATAGCAGCCATTTGACGCAGGTTTTTCTTTATTTATTAGGAGTTTGCGGTATAATTTTTAGACTTCAAGAAGTTTGTTCTAATGACTCTAGTTGAAGTAGTTATACCAGAAGTGTATGCAGTGTAAGAACTTGTGAGATCTCTTGAGGAAACATCAATTCTTCCCCAACTAAAGTCACCGAAACCAGTATCAGAAGTTGTGATTCCAGTACTGTATCCCGAAGGAACAACGGTAGCATCAACAAACAATCGCTTGACTGTCGTTGATATTCCAACAACATCTCTCTCTAATGTCTCTACACTAGAGACCTCGTATATTCCATCAAACGTATTTCCCATACCAACGTTAGACTTCTTAATCATGAAGTAATCATTTGACTGAATAGAAGTAATTGTTACTGCAGTTCCAGCAACAACCGTGTTTCTGAGGAAAGAATCATATGGAATATGAATGTCAAAGATAAATTTAGGACCAGCAGTGGTTCCAAATCCAACAATAATACCATTATCACCCGAATAAGTATTTACACTACATTCTTCTTCGGTATGTCCTGGAGGAGATATAAGAACAGTAGGTACGCTTGTATATGTATAACCAACTCCAGGAGAGGTGATTGCAACACCAGTGACAGTTCCGCCAGCACTTATGGTTACTGTGCCAAATGCTCTAGACGCAGAGGTGTAACCAAAACTTACTGTTGCAGTGCTATACCCAACACCACCGTCAGATATTACAACAGAAGAAATAGTCCCGAATCCAGAAATAACTGCTGTTGCAGATGCACCAACTTTTGGTTCTTGAGCAACAAATTTAATTTTATCTTGGAACTGCAAGTTTGCTGCTTCGTTTTGAGGATTAAATAATGGTCTCAGACTATCAACATATATTGCAGTTGAACCTACGCCAACATTTTTAATAATATATGCTGTTGGATTAATGACTGGTTCATAAAGTTCCCTATCTTTTCCTGTTGGAATACCATCAATAATCTTATCTTCAGTTTGTCTACACCAGGTAACTGGTCTTGCTAAAGTTACATCATTAGTATTTCCTGGTCCAAAGTAAGGATTTGTTGCAACATTACCAGTTGAAAGAATATTAAGAACACTTCTTTCATCTTCATCAAGACTTTGTGCTTGAGAACCTGCCATATGTTTTAGTTGTAACGTATCACCTTTCTTAACCGTTTCGATAACATCTCTAAAAATAACATCACTATCACCATTTCCTTTATAGAAAATAATGGTAACAATATCACCAATCTTT